TCTTACCCGGCTCCGGGCAGACGTAGCATCGATCAGCTGGGATCATGCTACTATCCCAGTTTGCTGTCAGCCACGATAAATATTTACTTAGCTCGCTTTCCCAATCGGTTCGGCGGGCTTCTAAATCCTCTTTTTTAACCTGAATAGCGGGCGATAACTTGCCGCCCAATAGGTCTGCCAGCACATTGAGCGCTGTTTTGTAGTAGATGATGTGTGCGACAGCGGCCTGGTACTGATTGTTCAACAATAGATCGCAGATCAGCCCCGAAAAGTCACAGGTAGCCGAAATGTCGAGTAGCAGACCGTGCGCCTGATCGCCGTTCAGCGACCGCACCCGCTGGGTCAGAATTTTATTGATACTCTCATCTTTATTCCCGCAGTTGCAGCTCAACTGGTTATTCATCGGGTAGAACCCCGTCGTCACCGGATAGCTGATCACGTAGACTGAGCCGTCCAGTGGCAGATCGAGCGGGGTAACCGAATATAGCTTCGTATCAAGGCCCGTTACCGGTAGGTTCCAGACCTTAAGCACCTCCGGTTGTTGGTTGACGAAGTACGAGGTGGCCAACAAAGCGTTCAGGTTTGATCCGTAACTGGCATCGGGCAACGGGCCCGCGTACCGGGTAACGGTGATGGCTACGTTGTCGCGTGAGGTGTTAAGAATAAGCCCGATCTTGCGAATGGTTAGCATAGCCCCGGCCAGCAACCGGGTAGGCAAAGCGTATCCAGCCAGGCCACCCGTCACGGCGACAATGCCCGTGGTGGCGTATTCACCAAACACGCGGGATTGGGCTGGGAAAGCGGGCTTGATTCGATCACCCAGGAAACTGGGCAGTTCTTTAGCCACTTGCACCAGAGCCGCTTCGTAGGCATCAACGAGACCGACGAAAAAGTCAGCATTGCCCTCCGCATTCGGCCACATATTGCCGTCATCAAGCAACACAGGCCCCAGCAGACTCCAGGCGTACAGATTCAGCGCCGAGGCTTGGTAGTCCTCAACGCTAATTGGTGCGCCAAAATCCTGCGTCGGCTCTTTAAGCAGCCCAACAAGTCCACGTAAACAATCCATAGTGCATAGAGAAAGCCGCCAGTGGTAGTTGTACCGTACTGGCGGCTTTAGATTACTGCTTAATCAAGGTCTACTGCGGCCACCGTATCGTCAATCGCAAACTCCAGTACGCCGGTTACGTTGTCTGTGGTCAGCTTTGGATTGAGGAACATGTCGTAGATTAATTCGAACTGGAAAGCCCGAACCAGTTTACACTTGTTGCCTGATACCGTAACTGTCGACTGCTTGGCAAACACGTCTTTCATCACTGACTGTCCATTAGGCCAAACCAGACCATGAACAGGCTCCTGGTAGCGAATCACTGGGCCAGTGTTTGTTTGGTACGTGTTAGCCTGCATTGGATTCCGGGCACCCGTAGCGAACGCAATGGCGCCTTGGCTGATATAAAACAGCCGTTGTGAAATACCTGCTTCCTGGAAGGAAATCGGATCGGAATAGTATCGCTCCGCTTTGAAAGCCGCATCACCGCCCGTATCTGATAGCGTTCCTTTCTGCATGCCAGCCAGATAACGCTGACGCATAAACACCGTACCATCAAGCAGAAATGGGTTCTGCAAACGGTTAAACGCCTTGACCATACCCAAGTAAGGGTAGTAGTCCTGCCACTTCATATTGGCAGAGTTAATTTTGGTCAGCGTTTCTTGCCCCGTTGTAATCGTTCCGATGTTATTCGGATCGGTGGTCGGCATTACGTTGCGGCCCGCGTAACCATGCAAACGGTTAAGCAAGTTGCTAGTCAGCGAACGAACCAAGGCCCGGTCAGCCTGCAAAGACTGGTAGGCGTATTTGTCGGCGAAGCTGAACAGGTTCTGACACTGCGTTTCGTCAATCGAAAAGCTCGTTTGAGTCTGCCGCTGCATCTTATAGGTCTGCGCTTTCGATTCCGCCTTATCGCCCGTGATGTCACAAGGAACAACCTGGTGATCGGTAAAAGCGGAGTCAAGTGTAGCGGTTGGGTTAAACTCCAACCAGTCGACCTCAACGCCCAGACAGTTATCAGGTAGTGCTACATTCCGTTTGAAAGCGGAAAGGGTATCGTTGGCCATTAAGGCCCGGATTGCTTCCGTTTCGGGGTCAAATAATTCACGCTGGTTATTAGCGCGACTGTCAGCCCATAAATTTGATGCCGTATCCTTTAGGATAGGGATTTGTGATAATGAGAAATCTCCTGCTGCCATTGTGTTGTTGGCGCCCCGTAGGGGTCAGTGCGGTTACGTCCTAACAGCCAAGAGATTTTCTCATGGCCGGGATCAATCCAGGTCGGTGCCGTTCTTCTTGTAGAAGTCTCTAGCCGCGTTCCGATCTTCTGGTTTGATCGAAGTGTCTTCCAGCACCACGTTTAACTGATCGATCGTCTTTGGTTGCAGGTTAACCGCTTTACCACCCGATCCCGGCGTTGTGCTGCCCGGTTTGGCGGCTGGTGAATCCCGGTCTGGGCCTTCCAGCTCAAAGACTTTTTCGGCCATCTGACGCGACAGGGCATCCCACGAAAGGGGTGCACCGAATCCGTCTTCAATCCGTTTCCCGTCTTTGTCGTAGTAGTAGGTCGTGTCGTCCACCGTCTTGGGCGTAATGCCTTCGAACTGCTGGCGGTAGGTTGACATCAACGCCTCTTTCTGGCCTGGGTGAGCGGGTATTTTCGCCTTCAGTTCAGTAAGTGCGTTCTGCGCCTGCTGTTGCAGCGTGAGCGTCGTGACGCGACCGTTTACTTTATCGTTCAGCGCCTTATCAAAGTCCGCGTTGCGTTGCTCCAATGCCTTATCGGAATCGGTCTTCGCCTTCTCCAGCGTCAGGTAGAGGGGGTGGGCCTTAACGGCCTTCTCGTCCAATTCCTTTGGATCGCTGGCAGGCTGGGCCTGATAACCTTCTTTGATAGCAGCAATGGCATCTTCGATGGTTTCAGCGTCGGTGTCAACGCCTAGTATATCTTTAGCCTTTTTGTTGACTATCTTCTGAAACTTACCCGTAGCCTCGGTGTAGCCTTCCGATTTGATAGCTTTCCGGCGCTCGCCGAATAACTCCTCAATTCGTTTGGCGCCACCGTCTTCGGCAAAGCGGTCTTTGATGTCGTCAATGGTTAGAGGCTTATCCTTGGTGGACAGCGTTTTCTCTAAAAATGACAGGGCAAACGTGACAAATTCGTTTTCGTTAAACATGGTATTGGTTGCCTGGTTGTGGGCTGGCGGGCCAGTTATGGAGTTAATTCTGGGGTCACTCCGACCCAAAGTCGTTCGTCGTCGTTGTCGCTGCGGTTGTGGGCTGCAGCAGCCAGAGTGAATTGGCGCATCAGGATGGGATCGAACCACCGACAATCGCATTAACAGTGCGACGCTCTACCGACTGAGCTACTGATACGTATTGGTTGCGAGAAGCGGACTCGAACCGCTGACCTTCGGGTTATGGGCCCGACGAGCTGCCGCTGCTCTATCTCGCTGTGTCGTTACTTGCGTTCTTCCTCCTGCACGTTACCCAGTAGCCGTTCCCCTTTCAATCGGTCGAACTCCTCAGCGGGCAGCGTACCCTTCTGGCCGGTAATCGTATTGCGGTAGTGAACTACGGCACCCGATGTCTTTTCGGGCTCTTTGCTCACCTGCTCTTCGAGAGAGCCTTCTGGCTTACTTTCCGTCTTTGCCATCGGTAGCGGTCGGTTTAGCAGGCGTGGTCGCCTTTTTTACAGTTTCCACTTTGGCGGGGTCTACCGGAACAACCGGCTGAGCGGGTGCGGTCGGCGTGGTTTGGGCAGGCGTTGCATCGGGCGTCGCGTTTGGGTCCAGAATCGTCAGGGGCAGGCCACCGTTTGGGTCAGTTGCCGGAACTGGCTCTTTCTTCGTGCCCGATTCGCCACCCAGCACTACCGTTGCCGGAATACCGTCGGGCGTTTCGGCCTTCACGACCCATCCATCGTAGGTGCCGTCAGCGGACTGACCGATCAGGTCCAGTTGCCGCTGCGAAAACATCTTTTTGGCGTCCCCTTTGTGTGCTTCGATATTCTCCTTGAAGGCGTCCATATGATTATGGTTTTTACCATTTAAAAGTCAAGCAATAATAGAAAAAAATATTGAGAGTTTGCAAGGCTTTCGCTAATAATATTGATTAGCGAGTGAGATTAGACTTGGGACTCACGAAATTGCTGATTTGCTTAACAATCCAGCCGATTAAGTAGGCTTGCGGCTCATCGTTGTCCACATCTAGCATTATCCCACACTGCTTAAATACATGATTAGCAATATGAACGGCTTGGTGTGCCATGATTGATGGCGATGCGTCGGGCTGAATAAACAGAACCATCAAGTCCTTCTGAAACTCAACGTAGGCTTCGTACTCGGGCTTTTTAAGTTCATCAACCACGCATATTTTCAACCTCTCAAAGTAAAGCGGGATGGTTACGGTTTTAGTTTTCATCCACTTTGCCATGCGTTGTGGAGCTTGCCAGAAAAGGCGTCATGTCAATCTTCAGTATCTCAATCTCTAACTTCTCTTCAATTCTGGCAATCTGCCGAAATGTGAACGAGTAGCCACCAGCCAGCATTTCAAGCACGGTGTCATAAGGAAAGCCCAACAACTCGGCCATAGCTTTCGACACCAAACCTTTATCAATTTGAGCTTGGGCCAATTTCAGTGCTACAAATATTGAGAGTTCAATAAACCTCTCTGATGCATTGGTAGCAGCCTTTGACGACCAGTGTGCGCCCTTATCCTTCGTTTGATTCGATTCCATAGCCTTAGTCTTTCTTTATCCGTAAAACGCCATTTATCTCTTCCAAATCATCCCGTCGGCGCATCGCTTCAGCATTACTGATTACGTTGAGGTGGTGTCTACATTTGTAGCCGCCCGCTTGGGTGAACGGATCGTACCCAGTGCGGGGCTTACCCGCGAAGTAGCCAGACTGCTTATCACTATACCCCCCATACACATCCTTACTCGTACCAAAACGGGCAATCTCTGAATCCAGAAACACTTTGCCGTTCCGGGCCACGCAGAAGGGGCGGGAGGAATCAATCAAACCACCCAGATACAACCGGGCTTTCAGCTCTGCCCGCTCACCCACGGCCTGCTGCATCACCCGGTCAGCTTCGACAAAGGGTTGGGTCGTGAGGGTGTCGAGCAGTTTGCCTACCACGCCAGGCGACTTCGTGTCACCCGTTCGGCCCCGCACCAGCGGACGCAGGATACCAACCAACGCCGATTCGGTAGCTTTGCGGAGCTTGCTATCCGTTACCGCGCTAATGATCTGCCGGGCAATGGAGGTATCGCCCATCAGCGTCGCCAGATAGCCGCCTTCAATCACAACGCCAGCGGCCGTGACGCCAACCGCAATGAGCAAATCCGACGTAGCACCGGAAAAATCAGTAGGAGCCACAGCTAGGGCCGTGAAGTATTGCCGGTTCAACTCCACAACGTCCAGAATGCCACTCGTGAGGCTCTGAATCAAACCTACCCACTCTGGGTTCCAGTCGCGCATTACGGTCGCCAGATACGCGGGATTATCGAGCAGCCGCTTGGCCGCTTCGGCCAGCCGTTCGAATAGTCCCGCTTCAATCTGGCCAACCTCACGTTCGAAGTCGGCAATCAGGTCGTCAATAGCTTGTATGCGCTGGGATGGGGTCATGTTATGCTGTTACAGGCTCTGGCTCCTGACTCGTCGGTAAGGGCACGACACGGCCACCCATGTTCAGTGTTGGTAGCGCACTGCTGCTGAGTCCTCCCCGAATCTTATCCACGTACGCAGTGATGAGTTTGTCCCGGTCGTCGTACTTCTTCTGGTAGAACCCGTCGTTCATCCGCTCCAGGTCGGCAAAGACTGAATCCTGATAGGCGTACAGGATCATGTGCTTCTGCTGGATGTAGCCGCGCCCGTCCAGGTAGACAATCTGCGCCCACGACAAGCCAATAAACGGCAGATGGGAGATACGGACTAGGAACTCTTCGAGTCCTTTCGGGTCACCTTCGTAGTTCTTCTCGCCGAGGTCTTTGACCAGCTGCTCAATCTCAGCCGGGGGCGCATCGGCCGCAAAGGCCGCCTGCATCTGAGCGTAGATTTCTGCTTTGCTGGCCGGCGCTAAATCTTTCGGTGGCTCGTAAACAACCCCTAACTTCTGGTAATCGAACGTAGCGGGGTCTAGCACAAACACGGCCTGACAGCGCACCGCAAACCGGTAGATGCTGGCTTTATGCTGGGCAAACGGCAGCAAGGTGTTGTTCTTATTTTCGTTCTTGGATGCTATCTCGGTGGCTGTTCGTACCGCGGTCACTTCGCTCAGTGTAACCGACTCGGTATTGAAGATGGCTACATTTACAGCAGCCGCCAAGTCTTTCAGGTCTTCTTTCAAGGCCGAAAACGTAGACAATTCCACATTGACGTAGTGAATGAACTTGGACAGGTCCGGCATGTCCTGCATGTCGCGCAAGCTCTTTGGCTGCGGGATGTTGATCGTATCGGACGGCTGGGAATGCACAGGCTGCAAGCCAGTACCTTTACAGGTTGGGCACTTCTCGCCATTGGCCAGCGTGCCGCTGTTGCAGAACCGCTCGGCGCACGGTGGCTGAACCACGACCTTCTGCGGGAATACGTGCAGGTACTTGGTCATGTCGTAGTTTGACCCGGTGCGCAGGTGATCGATCAACACAAACCGGGCGGGCTCAAGCGCCGACACGTTCGTAGCAAAGCCCGTTGTTGGGTCAGGCAAGTACCCCATGCATTCGGCCTGCACAAAGGGGCATTTGGTGGGGTAGTACTGCCGCAGAAACGCCCGCCCAATGGGTTTACCGTTACCATCCAGCGGTTGATAGACCGGCCCGGCGATATACGTGTTCTTGGCCTCACGAATCACCCTAGCCCGTTCAATATCATCATCAGGCAGTACCGTGTACCGGATTGCGTATTCACCCGCGTATAGGATGTATTCACCCCCGTCGATTAGCTCACAAAGCAGATAGCTTAGTTTACGGCGGAGGTTACGACCCACCTCGTAGATGTTCTTGGCAAAGTACACCACCGGATAGGGAACGATCTTACTGCCCTCTTTCTCAAACTCCACCACGGCGTAGCTATTAGGATCAATCAGGCTGATCCAGTCGTAAATCGTAGCCAGCCACTCATCCACGCCCCCTTCGCCGTAGAAGCCCCCCATTGATTCCTTTACGGGCTTTAGGATCGGATCGTCGCTCCGGTTGTCGTAGGTCAGATCCCGCCGGATGTTCTGCAGGCGTGAAGTTCGGTGGAACTGCGTAATGGCAGGCGATAAAAGAGACGGTGTTTTAGGGACGGTGAGCGTTATCCGCTGAACGAACTGGGGGGTGTCTTCGCGCCGGTGAAACTGCACCAGAAACTGCTCATAGTCCTTACCGGTAGCGAGGGCCGCGTACTGACTCGCCAGATCAACGGTGTGATCGTAGTGGATATGGCGGCCGGACTTGCCCGATAGGGCGGCCCGGTCCAGACGGGCAATGGCGTCATTTATGTCTAACATATCACTTACGAATCATGTCGTTATCAAATAATTCCTCAAAGGCGCCGATACCAAAGTAGCTGGACATGGTGTAGCAGTGCCCGTACTTCTCAAAGCGGGCACCCGCGGCATCGACCCCGTATTCAACCAGAAACCCGTTTGGCCCCTGCTTTAATTTCTGGTAGTCCTGAATGGTGTTTTTGCAGCGCGGGTCAATGATCCAGTCAATGGGGTATTTACCCGCCAGCAGGTTATTCATGAAGTCCCGCTGCCGGATAACCGACGGATTGCGACGCATCGTCCGGTCGGAATTGTGATGCAGTACGGGCTTCAGGGCGTCTTTCACCCAATCGAACCGGCGCTCGTTACCTTTGCCCTCGATACGGTTATTACCCTGGGCGTCGCCGTACAAAAAGGCGGGCGAGCGTAAAGTGACGGGATACGGGTAGTAGTAGCGGGCCAGATACTCTTCGCCCACGGCTTCGGTGCTGTTGCGCGGATGTTCCAGGCATATCTCATCGAACTGCTGCACCAGGTAGCCGCCACCCGAACGGTTAACGATCTGAAAGCAGCCGAGCGTCAGATACGGATTGACGTTAAAGTCCCAGGATAGGTGAACAGGGTGGCCGGGAATGAAGTCAGCGCGCTGTACGTGTTTAGCGTAGCTGAATTTGTGCACGTACTCTTTGCCGGTACGGATAACGCCCCATTTGCCCTCGACGTACACCATGTAGTCGTACTCGGATATATCCCGAAGGGCTTCCAGGCGAACCACGTCGGCTGGGGCTACATATTCGTTATCCCGGTACGTGCAGTGTACGACCTCAACCTGACCCTTGTATCCTTCGCCGTCAATGAGTTTGGTTTTGATCCAGTGGTCGGCACTGACGGGGTTTAGGATGAGCACAATTTGAATCGTCTCGGTCGGGTGGCGAACACGCCGGTCCAGCTCCAGAAAGTCTTCGAACTCAAACTGATCGGCCTCTTCCATGATCGCCCGGCTGTAGGTAGCCAGCGATTTCAACTGGCTCACGTCGGCGGCACCCCGAAACGTAAACTGCCGATCGGTCTTGCGATTACGAACGGCCCGGTTATCACCTGAATAGGTAAAGGCGAACTGCTCGGTTAATCCCCACAGGGCGTAGTTTTGCTTAACCAGCTTATAGCACGATTCGCGCAGGTCGACCGAGTTTTTTCGAAGCATCAACACGTCGGCCCTTGTTCGAGCGTCCAGTAGCCGCAGGCATTCGTACTGGTGGGCGGAGTAGGATTTTGAGGAGTTCGAGCCGCCCAGAAAGACGATATACCGCTTACCGGACTCAATAGCAGCCCGGTACTTACGAAACGTATTCGTAAACAGCGAGGCATCAAGTCGTCTCTGGCTCATCTTCTTCTTCGATAATTACGCTGCCATCGGCGCCGGGGCGGACAATCGTTTTGCCGACAATCTTGGTTTCTACCTCTTTGCGGTCTTTCCAGTCAAAATTCTTCAGGGCGAATACAATCCCGTTACCTTTAACATGGGGCAACAAATCTTCGTATTCGCTCTCAATGATGAGCATTGCGCGCGAAATCGGGTAAGAGAATTCTTCTTTCTTCCCGTAATCATACAGCGACTGCCGGGACGCAAATCCCAGAAACAAAGCCAGCCGGGTCAGCATTGGACGTTCAGGTTCGCGGTCCCAAACTTTCACCTCAACCATTTCTGTTTTTTTTGCCCTTCCTTTGCCTGTCGTGACCGGCTGCTTCTCCAGATGGTAGTCACCTTCGCAATAGGCAAAATAAGCCTCTATCTGAGCAGCTAACTCCTCAGGGGTTGCGTATTTAGGCGGCTGTCCGGCGTTGTGGTTGCCTAAATTGTATTTATTGCCAATTGCGGCAGGCATAGGCGAGCCAGGTTAACTTTAGTAGCGGGAGCTGGGATCGAACCAGCAACTTTGCCGGATCAGGGCAACCAGTTACCATTACTAACATCCCGCGGTGTAATACATCAAAAATACGTATTTTGCCATATAAATATCAAACATAAATGCAAAAGGTTTGATTCGGGATGAGTACACCTGAAATTAGAGTAGTGGGGTAGTTGTGATTGAGAACAACATGCGCCAAACGCGTTGCGGCTTATGCCCAGAAATGGTAGACGCGAAGAGTGCTACACTTGACTCTAGAATGGCTAACCGCGCATTGCCCTGGGCACGCCAAACCTTCTTCTCCACCTCAACCCCATACACCCAATTGCCCGGCTTCTGCTGAAAGCCAAATAGCGATTCGGCTTGGTATTGAGCGGGCACTAAGTGCCTCGACAAGGTTGCAGGAGAATACGTAGGCTCGGCGGGATTTTCAATCAGCGTAACCGGAATTGAACCAACACCGCCTAAAGGCGGCCAGATAACCGAGACGGAGACGTCCAGGGCATGGGCAATCTTTGCCTTCGTGTCCGGGCGGATATGGGGGCGGCTCGAATAACCCTTTGGACCAGCGACGGAACTAAGCGAGGAAAGGCACATAGCCTGCTGCAGATCGGTCCAGCTCATAGCCTGATTGAGTAGATATTGCCCGAGTTGCTGCCCGTCGTGAGTAAGGGGGGTAAGTACAGCAGCCGTATTAATTCCCATTTTCAGCCAGCTTACCGTAACGCCAAGCCCCATAGCGATCCGGAGTAGTTCGCGCTCCAGAATCGGTAACTTGCCGGACAAAAGCCGGGAAAGCCGGGTTTCATCCATGCGTACGTGCTGGGCAAAGGCGCGGCTGGAATCAAACTGTTCTGATACTTTCTGATTGATTCGGACCAATAGTGCCTCCTCGTCGGGCGATAGCTGCAAGGAGCGATCCGGTTTTTGGGGCCTGCCGCGGGCCGGCACGTGCGACGGAAGCACACTAAAGTCTAGCTCTACCTCATCGGATAGCCAATTTGGCTCAGGTATCCCACTAATGTCCGATAAGACGCGAGTAATTTCCGGCGTTGGCGTCAGTCGACCGCTTTGCTCGTAGGTCCGGAACGTGGGCGCACTCACCCCAAACAGGCCAGCAAACCACCGGATAGGAGTTGCCGTCTGGGCGCGGAAGGCTTTTACTTTGTCAGAAAACGTCATGGCGGATCGGCAGAGAAACGGCTAAAGAGTTTTTGACAAAGTTTGGGGGAAAACCCGTATATTTAACTATCTATTTGACGAACGGGTAGAATTTAAT